ACGCAAAACAACTATCCACCCTTCAATATTATCAGAGAGGACGATTCGTTTTATCGTATCGAAGTCGCTGTATCTGGTTTTTCAGAAGATGAATTGAGTATCGAACTCAAAGAATCTACTCTGACCGTATCTGGTACGGTTATAGAAAGTGATATTGAGGCCGAATATCTACATAAAGGTATTTCGTCCAGAGATTTTGAAAGAAATTTCACATTGAATCAAGATGTGGTAGTCAATGATGCAAAAATTGTAAATGGACTACTAACTATTGAACTGGAACATATTATTCCAGAAGAAAAACGGCCCAGAAAAATTGAAATTGGTGCCGGTAAAAAATCACGTAAGAAAACACTTCTTACAGAATAATTTAATTGGGGGGAGAAATCCCCCCACAACAACTAAAGGATGTTTAAAAATGGAAACACACGATCAATTGACAATTGAATTAGAACAATATAAAATCGAAAATGAAAAGTTTCAAGCAGGAAACAAATCTGCCGGAGTACGCGCCAGAAAACATTTAAATGACTTAATGAAATTGTGTAAGACGCGCCGCGGAGAAATTCAAGACGAGAAAGAATGGATTGTAAAACAATGAATGATGCAGTAGAAGATGATCAAAATATCCTTTATAAAACAGATAGAGATAGTGAAGGAAATATTGATTTTTCTCCTGGCCTGCCGCATGATGGCCTTATGGAAGAAATTCTAAACAATAAAGAAATTGTGACTGCGAGCCCACATGTTGTTCAGAAAATTTTGAACATGGAATGGAAGTGGTTTGATAGAAGAATTATAAAGTGGTTGGGTGATACACCAAAAGCCCGACATTTACAACAACAAATTAAAAATCACATTAAAAATGAAAAAAAATGGATCCAAGATGGGGCCAAGGCAGAAGATGCCCAAAGGTATCAGGGATAATAGGAGATATAAAATGAAATTAGATTATTCGAATAGTTTGAGGTTACGGGCATTGATTCGTAAGTATGAATTTGAACGTGATGCGGCGATTGCAAACTTACAAGTTTATTTTGAAAATGCCGTTGGTGTTGGTGAACATGGAGATATTATTGAAGAAATGGACGTTCTGGTAGATCAATTAGAAGCCGCAGAAGGTAAATTGAAAACCACAATTTCATATTTTGCCAATATTCAACCACAAACCGCTCCACCCGCCGATGAAACTATAGAAAATGACAGTTAAGGTTATCAGACTCATATCTGGTGAAGAGCTGATGGGGAATGTTGAAGAGAATCCGAGCGGATATTTTGTTAAAAATGTCTGTCAGATTGTCACATCATATGCCGATACAACTTCTGCCACTGCTCGCGTAGGACTTGCGCCATTCATGCCATACACAAAATCTTCAGATGGTATAGCCTTGGGCAAGTCCTACGTTGGTTTCATTGTCGAACCGGTCAATGAATTGATAAATGAATACAACAAAGTATTTGGAAGCGGATTGGTTATGCCGCCTTCGAAACCGACAATACAAACTTCAAGTGGTAGTCATGGATTTGTTAAAATATAGTATTGACAAACTTTGAAGAATGTGTTAGAATGGGATAAATTATATTATGAGGCATTATGCACTTTTACACAAATGTACAGAATCATGGAAACAAGATTCTAGTTAGAGAATATAAAGACGGTCAACGACAAAAGTTGCGATTAGATTATTCTCCATCGCTTTTCCATGAAACGCGAGAAAGAAATACCAAATACAAATCTCTGGACGGAAAGACCTTGAAAAAAGTTACTTTTCCGTCCATTTCTGCCGCTCGGGGGAAACTTAAAGAGTCCGAAGGTATGACTGCTTGGTATGGAATGAACCAATTCATTTATCCATTTATATCCGACTATTATCCCGATGATATGGAATATGATCTGGATTTGATAAATGTTGCAAACATTGATATTGAGGTTGAATGTGAAAAAGGATTTCCACAACCAAGTGAGGCAATCGAGCGTGTCAATGCAATCACTCTGAAAACTGGAGCCCTTTATACTGTGTTGGGCCTTGGAGATTGGGAAAACAAAAATCCCGCACTAGAACATCTAGAGATTAAATATTACAAATGTACAAGTGAGATGGAATTATTACGTTCTTTCTTAAATCTTTGGGAAGCCGCAGACATTGATATTGTCACAGGTTGGAATGTTAATTCGTTCGATATGTTATATCTTGTAAACAGAATTGAAAAATTACTTGGCGAAGAACAGATGAAACGTCTATCGCCTTTTCGTTCAGTCAAAAAGGTGCAAAAAAATTTAAGAGGTATGCTCGTAGAACAGGTGCAATTATCCGGCCTAGTTATTGCAGATTATCTCGACCTGTATAAAAAATTTACATATGTCACTCAAGAAAGTTACCGTCTCGATCATATTGCCCAAGTCGAATTGGGTAAGAGAAAACTCGACCATTCGGAATTTTCTGCAATGCATTTGTTCTATAAACAAGATTATCAAAAATATATCGACTATAATATTATTGATGTCGAATTAGTTGACAAACTGGATGATAAGTTAAAATTGATAGAATTGTTAATCACTATCGCCTATCAGGCCCGAGTTAATTATGACGAGGTTATGTCACCTATTAGAACATGGGATTCGATTGCATTTAATCTCTTGAAAAAAGATGATATCGTCGTACCTCCAAAAACTTTCAACCAAAAAACTGAGGCATATGCCGGTGGTTATGTTAAAGAACCGCATGTCGGAATTCACGATTGGGTATTGTCTTTTGACTTGAACAGTCTTTATCCACATTTGATTATGCAGTACAATATCAGTCCAGAGACATTGATAGAAACTGATAGAGTTGATACCAGTGTCGATGATCTTCTGGAAAAGAAAACGGATACTGAGGCCTGTCAAAATTTTGGATATTCTCTGACACCAAATGGTGTGTTATATGACAATAAAAAACGTGGATTTTTACCTAAGTTGATGCAGGGAATGTATGATGAGCGTGTTATCTCAAAGAAAGAGATGTTAAAATGTAAACAAGAGTTGATTGATGGTGGTGACCCAGTTCATCTAAACAAAAGAATTGCACAGTTAAATAATAAACAGATGGCTGCAAAGATTTTGTTGAACTCTGCTTATGGTGCGTTAGGTAATCAGTATTTTAGATATTTTGACATTAGACAGGCAGAATCGATCACTCTGTCGGGCCAGTTAAGTATTCGCTGGATCGAGAAAAGAGTAAATGAATACATGAATAGAACTCTAAAAAATACGGAGGATAAGGAATATGTCATTGCTTCAGATACGGACTCAATATACGTTGTTTTTAGCGACTTGGTTTCGAAAGTCTTTGGAGAGGAAGATTATCTTGCGGGAAATATCCCTACAGACAAAGTGGTATCTTTTCTGGATCGTGTGGCTCAAGATAAACTTGAACCGTTTATCAATAAGTCTTACGAAGATCTTGCTTCGTATATGAACTCATACGAACAGAAAATGGTTATGGCGCGAGAAGTTATTGCGTCAAAAGGACTGTGGACTGCAAAAAAACGGTACATTTTGAATGTGCATGATAATGAAGGGGTGCGATATAAGACACCCGAATTGAAAATCATGGGTATTGAGGCGGTAAGATCATCCACTCCTGCGGCATGTCGTGACAGATTGAAACAATCGTTTAAGGTTATTATGAAAGGTGATAATGATGAGTTGATCGCCTATGTTGAAAACTTTCGTGAAGAATTTAAGAAAATGGATGTTGATATGATTGCATTCCCGCGCTCAGTCAATGGTTTGAAAAAATACAAAGATGCTGTGCATATATTCAAGAAAGGTACGCCCATACACGTTAAAGGAGTCATTCACTACAATATACTAGTCGAAAAACATAATTTAGGTATGACATATCCAGTTATACAAGAGGGCGAAAAGATTAAATTTGTATATCTTAAAGAACCGAATCCTTTAGGTAATAATACGATTGCCATAAGTTCAGTTTTACCAGAAGAATTTGATTTGCATAGATTTATCGATCACAATAAACAATTTGAAAAGGCCTTTCTTGACCCAATCAAAACTATAACTGATACTATCGGTTGGCAACTTGAAAAACGATTTACAATAGACGACTTTTTTTAGGAGAAATAGATGATTATTAACGGTGACTGCATTGAAGAAATGCAGAAATTAATTGACCAAGGCGTTCATGTTGATGCGGTAGTTACGGACCCGCCATATCACCTACAATCTATCGTGGACAGATTTGGAAAAACATCTCTGAGCGACAACACTAAGACTTCAGAAAGAGCGAGAGCTCGCGGTGACGGTTATGCAAGAATGTCTGCTGGTGGATTTATGGGTCAAGAGTGGGACGGTGGTGAT